GTTTATCATAATTTATTCCTAAAATATTAAATAAATAACATAATCTAGTTAACTAGATTATGTTATTTATTATTAATTTGTATTTCTAAAAATAACAATATTCTATCCACAACCATAGCATTCTGCCTGAGGATTAGGTCCGCAATTATTACGATATCCTACATTACCATATCTCAATGTAACTTCTATAGTGCATTCTTCAGAACTACTATAATCTAATTCTCCGAAATTTATAGCTTGTGGCCACATGTCTCCTAATGTCCATGTCTCTAGTGATTTTCCACAACCATCATACATATCCAAAACACCAACTCCAGCATATCCATTTCTAGTTGTAGTTTGATATAATGTTCCTGGTTTAGTAAAATCATATACACTTGCAAGCCATTCCCACAAACCTATATTGGCACCTTGACCAACAGCTGAAGAAACATCATAATAAGTCACAGTGATAGTTTCCCAAGTACCCTTTCCAGGAAGATAACTCTTTCCATGTAAAAAGTTAATTTCTGTTTCTTCAATGGAAATATTTGGTCTAGAAGCAACCTTAACAAAATGTTCAGGAACTAGAGGTTGCCCCATTGATCCATTATTTCCAACTGATCGATAAACTTTGAAAGTCCATCTAAATTTTCTTTTATGAATTACATCTGCACCACCAAGTGGTCCAATTCCCATACCTATCATAATTTATTCTCCTGTTTTATCAATTAAAAACTATCTGCTGTTTCAGTAAAGCTACCTGTTCTATGAATGCTGAATTCAATAAACATAAATTCAACTGCTCTAGTTGGCTGAATGCCTATTCTTGCTCTAAATTCATTTCTATCGATAACATCAGGTGTATTCAATTCTTCATCAGCTTTTATTATAAAATCTGTCAATCCTCTACCAACTTGAACGTCTTCTAAAATTTTAGAAGCAATTTGAATGAAATTGCTTCTGAATATTTCATCATTTGGTTCAAATAATAGCACTTTAGAAGCAGATCTAATTTCTTTTTCTATGTAGAACATTAGTCTTCTGACATTTACTCTATCAAGAGCAGTTGGTTTTCTTTGTAGTGTTTTTTGACCCCAAACAACAAAGTCTTGGGACTCTACATATTGAACGATTGGATTGACAGCATTTCTATTTCCGTACATCAAGTCTCTTTCTTCAAGAGTTGGTCTGCTAAATACGTCTGTTATATTAGGAACAACCCCTCTTGTAGTTCCAGCAGGAGCGAACCAAGGTCTTCCTAAGAAATCATTTCTTGCATAAACAGCCATTATTGATCCGCTTGGCGGAACCCATACGTCAACATTATTGAATATGTCTCTGATCTTAACCCATGGCCAATATAGAGCGGCAAAATCTGAATCGAATCTTGTAGAATTTAGAGGATGAACTCCATTTTGCCATTGAACAACTTCTGTGACCGTAAGTCCAAAAGGTGGATCAATCAAAGCCATGCAGTCAGATCTTAGATTTTGACACATATCAATCAAAGCGAGAATAACGCCAGTTGAAGAGTGTCCTGGAACTGCTACAACATCTATATTTATTTGTTCTGGTTCACTTAGAGCGTAGATTCCAGACATTCCAGTAAGACTTCCGATCAATAGTGAATCTTGATCATCAGGATCTGCTGGTATTCCGTCATTTCCGCCAGATAAAGAGTATGTTCCGTCTGAAGGAGGAGCACTTTCTGAAGTGTTATCTGAAACTCTTACATAATCTGAAACTAATGATAAAAATGTTTCTACATAAAATCTACTTGTTTCATCTTTAGTAAGATTTCCCCAAGATTCAACTTGTACTCCATTGTTATAAACTTCCATTGTGAAATTGCCTTCTCTTGTGTTATTTTTTATAACAACTTGAGTTGCATTTCCATCAACGCCTGGGCTATCAGCCATTAGCGTAAAAGTCGTTCCACCAGCACCAGTTCCTCCTGTCACAAGACCGAAATCTTCTACAGTGCCACCTGTTGCACCACTAGGAGTTTCTCCAACACTAGTAATGTTATCAAATCCAAATAGTTCAGATGCTGTGCTATCAGGTTTTACTAATATTTTTGCATCTCTACCATGATGAAGAGTTCTGAGAACTAATTTGCCTGCATTGGCTCCGCTGCCTTCTGCTGCTTCGAATCCTCCTGGTAAATTTGGTAGCAGTACAGTATTTATTTCAGTAACTACTTCTGTGACAGTTTTGGTTCCTGATAATGAAGACAAATCTAAAACTTGAATAACATTATCTATATTTACATTATCAGTTCCATCAACCACAACTTGTAGATCAGGGTCAGTAACAGTGTCAAAATCAAAATCGACATTTACAGTTCCTGTTGAACTTGCGACTGTCATGCCTTGTCCAAGACCAGTTGGAGTGTAAGAAGTAGGTCCATATATTGCATTTTGAACTGAAACAAATTCTATGCTTGCTTCTGATCCAAAGGAGAAAACTGATCTCACTCCTATTTTATTGCTATCTACATAAAATTCTATTCCGTCAATGTCTGGTATTAATTGAGAATTTAGATCTTCTGCTAATTGAGCAGCAGTATAGCCATTTGTTTGAACACCTGTGTCAGGATGTTGTGTTTTTTCCAACACTACTAAAGTCTTAGATGATAAAATTCCATTTAATTTAAATCTAAAATAATATGGTAATTCATCGTCATTCGCTAAATCATAGAATGTGCCACCACTTAAAGGGTCGCCACCTGCTGCTACTACATCTGATAATATTTCAACTCTTCCACCTGTTGCTGAAACATCCACCATTGCAGATGTTGCTGCTTCAGAGTTTACATTATCTGTTTCTCCAACTCGTACTACATATAGTTCATTAGCAACTAGTAAGTATTGTTCAGCAGCATATATTAGGTATGGATCACCACTTTCAGGATGTGGATATCCAAATACTGTATTTAGTTGTCTGCGAGTGCTGATTGGAGTTGGAATGTTTAGTGGACCTTTGCTGGCAAAACCAACTATTCCTGCCCTATGAGCGGTTTGTTCTGGAGCAACGAAACTTAAGTCTTTTTCTGTTATGCGAACAGAAGGTGAAATTGTATTTGAAGGTGGAAAGCCTTTTAGAATTGCCATAATTTATTTCTCCCTTTTTTCAATTCTTTTTATTTTCTTTATTGATATTAAACCCATTTTTTCTGCACGATCTACATATTCTGTATTTCTTTCATCGTCTAAATAAAACGTATTGTTACCCGCTCCAATTCCAGGTATATTTAAAGTGGTAAAAGATTTAGGTGCTTTTTTCGATCTAATAACAAGTTGCACAGGACTTCTTGTTTTATTTTTTATCTCAATCATTAACTAATTATCCTCAAAATCTTTTACGGCACTCTCTAGCCTCGTTATTACTTCCGTGATTTTATCTTGATCTACACTATCGTGAAAATCTAATTTTGTTTTCAAAACCGATTTCTTTCTAACTATCGGCTGTGGTATATATGTCTTTGCAGTCAAATTAAATTCATATTTAATTATTCTCTGATTTTGATCTCCGGGTTCAAAATCAATATTGTTTGCAACAGAGTCTAATGAAACCGTTGTTTCCCATTTAAC